AGCCGTGTACATCGAGAGGTGTAAGCACGGTTTGGGAGGGGCTTTGTGCAAACCTGTCATCGAAAGATGATAAGGCGGCACACTGCTACCTCACGAACGAAAATTGGTGGAAGCATTGGAGGAAGAGAGCATTTTCCGCCAGATGGCAACAGTCATCAAAACTTCCAACGGCGACCGCAAGATTCCGATTGTGACTTCCAAGGGCGAGGCTGTCTGGATGGACGAGGAACAGCAGTATTCTCTTTCTGATGATACATTTGGGCAGGCATCGCTTTCCGCATATAAGCTTGGAACAGCGATCAAAATTTCCGAAGAACTCCTTAACGATTCTGTATTTGATTTGCCATCCTACATCGCAAAGGAGTTTGCAAGAAGAATCGGTGCAAAGGAAGAAGAGGCGTTCTTCGTTGGTGATGGCAAGGGAAAACCGACCGGTATTTTCAATGCAACAGGCGGTGCGGAAGACGGCACTTCCACCACAGGTGCAAGCATCACATTTGATGATGTGATGGAACTCTTCTATTCTCTGAGAAGTCCGTACCGCAAGAAAGCAGTGTGGGTGCTCAATGATTCCACGGTGAAGGCACTTCGAAAGTTGAAGGACAATACAGGTAACTATATCTGGAATCCGTCTGTGCAGGCTGGTGTGCCGGATACCATTCTGAATCGTCCTTACAAGACATCCAGCTATGTGCCGGAAATCAAGGCAGGCAACAAGTGCATGGCATTCGGCGACTTTAGCTATTACTGGGTAGCTGATAGACAGGGACGCTCTTTCAAGAGACTGAATGAACTCTTTGCTATGACAGGTCAGGTTGGTTTTCTTGCTTCGCAGCGTTTGGACGGCAAGTTGATTCTTCCAGAAGCAATCAAGACACTCACCATTAAGAAAGCGTGATGCTATGATTACGCTGAAAGAGGCGAAAAACTATCTGAGAGTGGATTATGAGGAGGACGATAGTCTGATTCAGAATCTGCTTTCCACAGCAAAAAATCTGGTGATGGACGTTGGCAGAATGGACGAATCCGCACTTGCTGAAAATGAAGATACCGTGCGGACTGCGATGCTTTTCGCACTTGGGTATCTTTATGAAAACAGGAGTTCTCCGGATTATCAGAAACTGACCTTAAATCTGCGTTCTATTTTGTTTGCACAGAGAGAGGGTGTGATGTAATGGAAATCGGAACTTTGAATCAGCGAATCACCTTTCTGGAGAATCGTGTCGTTACCGATGAAATCGGCAATCACACTGCCATGTGGGACGAAGCTTTTTCCTGCTGGGCAAAAGTGACTTTGAAAGCTTCTGCGGAGCATACGGACGCTGGTATGACCAAAGAAACACAGACACTGGAATTCCTCATTCGGCAAAACCAGCACTGGATGCCGTCTGTAACAGGCAATCGAATCTTGTTTCGGGATGTCACATACAACATCACCAGTGTTACACCGGATTATCTGCACAAGGATTATCTGAAACTTACTGCAGAAGCCAGAAAGGCAGGACAAAATGACCAGTATTGACAATCTTGCAGAGGAAATCATGCAGGGCTTGCAGGAGTATGCAGACCTTGCAGATACCGCCATGAAAAAGGCTGTCCGGAAATCTGCCACACAAGTGAAAAACGAAATCTCCGCCAATGCTCCGAGGGACACTGGAAAATATGCAAAAAGTTGGGCAACGAAAAAGACTGGTGAAAACAGTCACTCTTTGGAGATGACTGTCCACAGCAAGAATCGTTACCAGCTGGCACACCTTTTGGAAAAGGGACACGCCAAGCGTGGCGGCGGTCGGGTATCCGGCAAACCGCATATTGCTCCTGCGGAAGAAAACGGTGTACAGTTGCTGGAGCATTTAATCGAGGGGGCTTTGTCATGACCTACGAACAAATCGCAGAAATGATGGAAGAGATGGGACTGCCTTTCGCCTACCATCATTTTGCCGAGGGCGAGAGTCCTGCACCGCCTTTTTTGCTGTTTTTATCTCCCGGAGAGAATACATTTTCTGCGGATAATTTAGCATATTTCAGTTGCAAACAGCTGGACATTGAATTGTACACAGACAAAAAGCAGCCGGAATTGGAAGAACAGGTGGAGACAGTGCTTTCCCAGCACGAGATTTATTATACAAAAACAGAAACATTCATTGATTCGGAAGAATTGTATGAAGTACTCTATGAGATGGATGCCTGAGTCCGAGGCAGGATGCTGCACGAGGACGAATGGTATGCCGACATTAGATTTTAGGAGGCTGGTATATATATGGCAATGGAGAAAAACAAGGTAAAATTCGGTCTGAACAAAGTTCACTATGCAAAAATCACCTCTTATGATGAAGAAGGCGTGCCGACTTTTGCAAAGCCAGTTCGCATTCCCGGTGCAGTGTCGCTGTCTATTGATGCAGAAGGTGAAGCATCCAATTTTTACGCTGACGATGGCGTGTACTATGTGATCAACAATAACTCTGGTTACACCGGCGATCTTGAAATCGCACTGGTTCCGCTTGAGTTTGCGACAGACATTCTCGGTGAGAAACTGGATGAAAAGGGCGTTCTCACGGAAACCAATACTGCAGAAGTATCGCAGTTTGCACTGCTGTTTGAATTCAGCGGCGATAAGAATAAAATTCGGCACTGTCTGTTCTGCTGCTCTGCCTCTCGTCCGGCAACAGAATCCAGCACCATTGAGGACGAAAAGGAAGTTAAAACAGAAACGCTGTCTTTGACCGCAACGGCGTTGAACAGTGGTTTGGTAAAAACTAAAACCTGTGAGAAAACGGATGCCGAGGTTTATGAGAGCTGGTACAAGGCGGTATATATGCCCAATCTGGCTGCCGCTGTACAGAGTGGTAAGGCATCCGCAGCATCTGTGAAAGCGTAAGGAGGGTGCAGTATGGCAATTCAGAAGAACATCACCATTGATGGGATTGATGTGCCGTTTAAGGCAAGTGCGGCAGTCCCCAGACTGTATCGTCTGAAATTTCGTAGAGATATTTATCAGGATTTTGCAGCACTGCAAAAGTCTGTGGGAGAAAATACAGAGGAATCCTCCGCACTGGATATTGAAAGCCTTGAAGTGTTTGAGAACATCGCCTACATCATGGCAAAACACGCTGACCCAGCCGTTCCGGCTTCTCCGGATGAATGGCTGGAACAGTTCAACACGTTCAGCATTTACGAAATCTTGCCGCAGCTGATCGACCTCTGGGGTTTAAACGTAGAAACACAGGTCAAGTCTAAAAAAAACATCGCCCGATTGACCGACCGATGACCACACCGCTGTTTTTGTTGCGGTGCGTTCAGCTTGGTTTGTCAATGGACGATTTGGATTTTTTGACCATTGGTCTGGTGAATGATATGTTCACCGAACGAGAGAATGACGAATACAAATATCATATGTTAGCGGATCAGAGTGACTTTGATAAATTTTGATAAGGGGGTGAGATTGTATGGCTAATCGAATCAAGGGCATCACTGTAGAAATCGGCGGTGATACCACCAAGTTGTCCAAGGCACTGGAAGGTGTTAACAAGGACATCAAAGGCACGCAGACGCAGCTGAAAGATGTCCAGAAGTTGCTGAAGCTTGATCCGACCAACACAGAACTTTTATCCCAGAAGCACAAACTGCTGGCGGATGCGGTGACAGCTACCAAAGAAAAGCTGGAAGTGCTGAAAACTGCCGCAGAACAGGCAAATACGGCTCTTGCAAATGGCGAAATTTCCCAGCAGCAGTATGATGCACTACAGCGTGAGATCATCGAAACCGAAAACGAACTGAAACGCCTGACCACAGAAGCAAACAACTCTCACACCGCCTTGGAAAAGATGGGCGTTCTAGGTGAAACGCTGCAGTCAGCCGGGGACAAGATTTCCGGTGTAGGACAAAAGCTGCTGCCGGTCACCGCCGGTGTCACGGCTCTGGGAACCATTGCCGTGAAAACTGGTGCGGATTTCGATTCTGCCATGTCAAAGGTGGCAGCTGTTTCGGGTGCGACCGGTTCAGAGATGGATGCTCTCCGGGAAAAAGCACGTGAAATGGGCAGTAAAACGAAGTTCTCTGCAAGTGAGGCAGCGGATGCTATGAACTACATGGCGATGGCAGGCTGGAAGACCAGCGATATGCTTAACGGTATTGAGGGCATTATGAATCTTGCTGCTGCATCAGGTGAGGATTTAGCAACAACGTCCGACATTGTTACAGATGCTCTCACTGCTTTTGGCTTAAAAGCGGAAGATAGTGGACATTTTGCGGATATTTTAGCGGCTGCATCAAGCAACGCCAATACCAACGTCAGCATGATGGGTGAAACTTTCAAGTATGCTGCTCCGGTACTGGGTTCTTTGGGATATTCTGCTGAAGACTCTGCCATTGCCATCGGACTAATGGCAAACGCCGGTATCAAATCCTCGCAGGCTGGTACAGCACTGCGTGCTGCCATCACCAATCTGGCAAAGCCGACAGATACGGTAGCATCTGCCATGGAACAGTACGGCATTTCTCTGACAGATAGTTCTGGCAAGATGTACTCTTTACGGGAACTCATGGAACAACTCCGACAGAAATTGGGCAGATTGTCTGAGGCAGAACAGGCACAGGCTGCTGCCTCGCTGTTTGGCAAAGAGGCCATGTCCGGTATGCTGGCGATCATCAACGGTTCCCCGGCGGATTTTGAAAAGCTGTCCAATGCTATTGACACTTGCTCGGATACAGTAGACGGCTACAATGGCACAACTGAAAAAATGGCAGCGGTCATGCAGGATAACCTTGCCGGACAAGTAACCATCTTAAAGTCCCAGCTGGAAGAACTGGCAATCAGTTTTAGTGATATTCTGATGCCTACCATTCGCTCCATTGTTTCCCGTATTCAGGAACTGGTGGACAAGCTGAATCAACTGGATCCGCAGACCAAAGAAACCATTGCGAAAATTGCACTGGTGGCTGCTGCTCTGGGTCCGATGCTGGTGGTGCTTGGAAAGACCATCTCCAGTGTGGGAACCGTCTTTTCCGCAGTGTCCAAACTGCCTGCCCTTTTCTCGGCTGTGCAAGGTGGCATCGGAGCTATTACCGGAGCGTTGGGTGTGTCATTAGGTCCGCTGCTTGCCATCATCGCAGCTGTTGCCGCTTTGGTGGCTGCCTTTGTGCATCTCTGGAAAACCAATGACGAATTCAAAAGCAACATCATCGCTATCTGGGAACAGATCAAAAGCACCTTTACTGGATTGACACAGGGCATCACTGACCGGCTAAATGCTCTGGGATTCGACTTTGAGAGTTTCACCGATGTGCTGAAAGCGGCGTGGGACGGGCTGTGCAATCTGCTGGCTCCTATTTTTGAAGGCGTTTTTCAGAATATCTCCAACATCTTTTCAGAGTTTACTGGCGTTCTTCTGGGGCTGCTGGACGTTCTGATCGGTCTGTTCACTGGTGACTGGGAGCAATGCTGGGACGGCATCAAGGGAATTTTTACCTCTATCTGGAATTTCATTGTCAACTCGTTCCGCAATATCATGAATACCCTGAAAGGCATTGCAGATGTGGTGCTGGGGTGGTTCGGAACAAGCTGGAACGAAGTCTGGACTTCCATCAAGACATTTTTTGTGGACACATGGAACAGCATTGCTTCCTTCTTCACGGGAATTGTTACTGGAATCCGGGACTTTTTCGTCAACACCTGGACGTCTATTTCCAATGCCTTCACCGCTATTGTCACTGCCATTCAGACGGTGGCAACGACCGTATTTACGGCGATTCGGGATTTCTTCACCACTATTTTTACAGCGATCTACAACTTTTTCAGTACGATTTTCAATGCCATTTACAATGTGGTTTCTACGGTTTTTCAGGCAATTCATAACGTCATTACGACCGTTTGGAATGCCATTTACACCACCTTAGAACCGCTGATCACAGCATTCGGCTATCTGTTTCAGACGATTTTTGAAGCCATTCAGATCATTGTGGGCAGAGTCATGGACTGGATCTCGGAGAAGATCCGTGCCATTTGGAATGCAATCGTGGCGTTTTTAACACCGATTTTAGAAGGCATCCGAACGACATTTGAAACCATCTGGAACGCCATTTCTACTACAATTTCCACGGTCTTGACGGCAATTCAAGATGTAGTGACTACGGTTTGGAATGCGGTATCTGGTTTCATTTCGTCTGTCTTGTCTGCGATCTGGAACGTAGTTTCTTCCATCTGGAACAGCATCTCCGGCACAATTTCCAGTGTAATGAATGCCATTTTTTCTGTGGTATCCTCTATCTGGAATCAAATTTCTTCTGCGGTTTCCAATGTTCTGAACGCCATCCGGTCAGTAGTATCTAACGTCTGGAACAGCATCAAGAGCACCATTTCCAACGTGATGCAGAGCATTTCTTCTACGGTGTCCAGCATCTGGGACAATATTCGTTCTGCGGTTTCCGACAAAATCAGCGGCATCAAATCCACCATTCAGAATGGATTCGATGCCGCTGTGGGATATATCAAGGGATTGGCTTCGGATGCCTGGAACTGGGGACGGGACATTATTCAGGGCATCATTGACGGCATTCAGAGTGCCATTGGCTGGCTGGCGGACTGCGTTACAGACGTTGCTGATACCATTCGGGATTTCCTGCACTTCTCCGTGCCGGATAAAGGACCGCTGACGGACTACGAGAGCTGGATGCCGGACTTTATGAAAGGACTGGCAGACGGCATCGACAAAAGCAAGAAGTATGTGGAGAAAGCCGTGGGCGGTGTGGCGAAAGCCATGCAGCTGACCATGGATTCTGATTTGAATTACAGCTTGCATGGGATTTCCGGAGCAATGCTGCCAGATAGTTCCGGTGGGACGGTGAACAATTATTACAACACGGACAACCGGAAAACGGTGAATCAGACGAATCAATCGCCGAAGGCACTGTCACGGTTGGAGATTTATCGGTTGACACGGAATGCGTTGAATGTGTAATGGGGGTGTGTAATGTATTTTTCTCTGGTTTTAGAAAATGAAAACGGTGAACGATTAGATATGACCGCCACCGCCAACCAATACATGACCTCCAAAATCGAAGGTCTGAATCCGCCTGCCGGAACGATTTCCACTTCTTCTTACGCAGGCATGAACGGCAGCTACCTGAACAACGCTTTCATCGAAAAGCGAAACGTGGTCATTTCCTTTGCCATGCGTGGCATTGGGATCGAGAAACGGCGGCATCAGCTGTATCATGTGGTCAAGCCGTCCCGATACATCAAGATCTGGTACAAGACGGCGAACATCGATGTCTATGCCGAAGGGTATGTAGGAACCTGCGAGGTGTCAAATTTCGAGCAGCAGATCAGCGGACAGATCTCCATTCTCTGTCCGGACATTTACTGGTACAGTCGGGATATTTTCTATGCCTATTACAGCGGCATCACCGGAGCATTTCACTTTCCCTTTCCGGAGAGCGATGCTCCGTTTCCTTTGGGTGTGTACTCCAACAGTAATCTGTTCTCTATCACCAATGATGGCGATGAAACCGGATTCACGCTGCGAATCGAGGCATTGCCCAGCGACATTCCACAGGAAGTGGTGGCAGTGACACCGACCATCTACAACGAAAACGGCGAGTATCTGCAAATCAAAGGCGATATTCTGACCGGCGATGTCATTACGGTTACCACGAAAACCGGAAACAAGACCGTTACGCTGACACGCAATGGTGTGGACAGCAACATCCTGAACCGGTTGGTTTCCGGCTCGACTTGGCTGACCTTGAAGGAAGGCACAAATACTTTTCGGGTCGAGGCAGTTCGTGGGGTGAAAAAACTGCGAGTGACATTGATGCACCGCAATTCTTATCTGGGAGTGTGAAAATTGCAGTTGGAAATTTACAACCTTATCGCAGAAGAAAACCGCATTTCCATTTCTTTGGAAGCCATCTGCGACAGTTATTCTTCGCTTCTGTGGGACATTGAGTTCTACCAGTGCGGCTGTTTTGAGGTGTATATCGCTGCCAGTCCGCAGAATGTATCTATCTTTCAGCGTGGCAGAATTGTGGCAAGGAGTGATGATGCCCAGCATTTTGGCATCATTGAATCTCTGCAATTGGAGACCGATACTGAAAAGGGCGATTATCTGACGGTCACCGGACGGTTTCTTGCCTGTCTGCTGGAACGAAGAATCATCTATCCCACCATCACCGCAAACGGCAGCTATGAGGACATCGTCCGCAAGGTGCTGTCCCGCAATGTGATTTCTGCCGGAATCCGCAATCTGCCCGGTTTTTCCATGGGAATGGTTTCCGGTGACTGCTGGCAGAAAACCGCACGCATGCAGGTCAGCTATGACAACATTTTAGAATGGCTGTACAGCCTTTGTGAAACAATCGGCGGTTCGGCAAATGTGCGTCTGGATGGAAATGCACTGAAATGCGACCTGTTTTCCGGAACAGACCGCAGTTTGTTGCAGGATGAAAACCCCCACATCGTATTCTCCGATGCGTACAACAATCTGCTGTCCTTTTCTTATGCAGCGGACGATGCCGTGCAGAAAAACTTCGCCTATGTGCTGGGCTGCGGTGAGGGCAGTGCCAGAAAACGCACGACCTTCTGTTCCGGTACAGAGCCGACCTATCTTGACCGCTATGAGGTGTATGTGGATGAGCGAAACACCGCACAGGAAGAAGATGTGACGGATGCGGAATATCTGGAAATTTTGAAAAGCAGCGGTGCAGAACATCTGGTGCAGCCAAAAACGGCATCAGAATCTGCCATCGCTGCTTTTTCCACCCAGTATCAGTACAACAAGGATTATTTTGTGGGCGACTATGTGACTGTGGAACAGAGAAGATTCGGCTTGATTCAGCCTCGAATTCAGCTGATCGGCATGGTGGAGAGTTTCGACCAGAACGGCAGAAGTCTGACACCGACTTTCAAAGAAACGGAGTGATATTCATATGTCTTTTTCTTATGGATTTTTTAACGCACAAAACCTTGACCGGGTGTATACCGCAGAGGATTTCACGGCATATTTGTCCAGTTTAATTTGCAATGGGATTCTGGATACTTACCGGCAGTGTTTTGCACCAACAGTCAAAAATTTGTCCGTTACATTCGGCACGGGTAAGGCGTGGATCGATGGACATTACTTTATCAGTGATACCCTGCATACCATCGACCTTTCTTCCTATGTAGATGAATCTTTGAATCGTTATGTAGCAATCGGAATCTACTGTGATCGTTCCACTCGTACCTGTGGCATTCGGATTCTCCCCGGAACAGCTGCTAACGACCCTGTTATTCCCACCTTTACCAACAACAATGTGACCACCTATTTGACCTTGGCAGCAGTTCGACTGCGAGCCGGAGCAACAGAACTGATAGCAGAAGATGTGTTGGATTATCGTGCAGATGAGAGCAAATGCGGATACTGCAAGTGCATTCTTGGCAAATGCAGAGTGACGGAGATGCTCGCTGAAATGGCAAAGACAAATGCCACACTGGACGAACTGCAAAAGCGGCTGGATGCGATGAACAGTCAGATTTCTGAACTGCAGACCAAGGTAGATGACTTAATCGGCGGTGATATTCTAAAAAGCGGACAATGCGGAGAAAACATCTACTATGTTCTCTACGACAACGGCAAACTGCTGCTTCGTGGAACGGGTGCAACCTATGACTATACTTCTCATGATTCTGTGTTCTATCAAAATGGCCAGATCAAAGAAATCGTGCTCAGCAATGGCATTACTGGTCTGGGTGACCGTTTGTTTTATCATTGTGCCAATGCGAAAACGGTATCGCTGCCGGCTACACTGACCAGCATTGGTGATTCCGCTTTTGCACAGGAAGATGCTGCAATTGGCTATACCGCCGGTCTGACTTCTGTTACCATTCCGCAGGCAGTTACTGCGATCCAGTCATATGCCTTTTATCACACCGCCATTGCGGAAGTCACTGTGCCTGCCAGCGTGAAAACATGGGGAAAGTATGTTTTCAGCGGCTGTGCAAAGCTGAAGACTGCTCGTGTTGCGTGTGATTTCATTGGTGCTTTTGCGTTTACAAGATGTACAGCATTGTCCAGCCTTACCATTTCTGCGAATTGCAGAACCTTTGGGGAAAATATGCTGACATACTGTGAAAGTCTAACAGCCATCACATATGAAGGAACGATCGTTCAGTGGAACGCCATCACCAAGCCGACCAACTGGATGTCCTCCGGAAAGCATTTTTACAATGACTATCTGCAAAAAATCCAGTGTACAGACGGTTATTTGGAATATGATTCTGAAAATAATGTGTGGAATGAGGTGAAAAACGGATGATGAAATTTTTAGTGAAACAGCAAAAAATCGAAGTGCTGGAACGAGAAATCATTGCTTCTGACCAGATCGCATTTGTTTCGGTGAAGTTCGTGTTCGATGGAGCTTGGAAAACGCTGCACAAGGTGGTGCAGTTCACGCAGTGTGAGGAAACATACAACGTGGTGCTTGGCATAGACGGAACGACTTGTTTGCTGCCTGCCGAACTGCATCCTGGTGCGGTGAAGATGAGTTTGTTTGGCTACGATGCGGAAAGCGATACTACACTGCGTGCGACAACCGTACCGGTAACTCTTCACATTCGACCGTCTGGTTTTGTTGCAGATGGGGATACGCCAATTCCGCCGACTCTAGATTTATATACACAGCTTTTGAAAAAACTCTCAGAGATGCAAACCGGAGCAAACGGAAAAGACGGTCGTTCTGCTTATGAAATTGCCATAGAAAACGGTTTTGTGGGGACAGCTGCAGAATGGCTGGAGAGTTTGAAAGGCAAGGATGGTATTGATGGCAAGGACGGAAAAGATGGTGCAGATGGTTTGCCCGGAAAGGACGGCATTTCTCCGGATTTGACAAATTATCCGGATACCGATGCTGTAAAAGCACTGATTCAAGCTGCGGTTCAACCTCTTTTACAGCAGGTACATGTTCATAAAAATCTGGATGTTTTAGATGATTTAACGGCAGATGAACTCTCTTTGCTGCGTGCTCTTCAGGAATTCGAGGATGATACAACTTACAATATCCAAACATTCCGGGAAGCCATTGCAGCACTGAATGAAAAGGCACATACCCACGAAAATCAATCCGCATTGGATCAGATCACTGCCGCTAAAATCGCACAATGGGATGGTTTCGGCACACAGATCAATGGGCTTAGCACAAAGGTTACGGTCTATTCAGAAAAGACAGAACGTACTTTGGAGAGCCTGAAAAAGCAAATCGATAATCTGACAAGCGGCAGAAATTACACCGTCCTGTTTCAGTCCGGACAGAATGCCATTTTGACCTATGCATCAAATCTCAGTATGATTCTGGACGGCAGGTATCAGACAATGGCGGATTTCTTGACTGCTTATCCGCAGTTTTGCAGTGCAGAAAATGATTTCGTGCTGTCCTACTCACAGGAGTGCTTCAACTGGGATAAGTCGATCTTGACCATTTGTGCAAAGCCCTTATCTCTGACGAAAAATGCGGAAATCGTGATGTCCTATCAGTCGGGTTCCAGCGAAGCCGGAAGTTTGTATCTGGTGCAGAAACCGCAGAAGATCGACATTCCCATTGGCGTGTATGTGAATACAGAGATCGATGCAAATCGTGCGGTTTCTCTGGATTTCCAATGGCTGCAGTCGGACACCTTTATCACCACCATCACAGAATGCACTGGCATTTCTGACGGCGAATATTACCTTGCCTGGGTGGGCAGAAGCAACAATTCTCATCCGAAAATCCGATTCCTGAAAGTACTGGAGGGTTAAAAATATGATGAAAGATACCATTTGCGTGGCTGTCGGCTTGGTCGGCGGCTTTTTTACTGCCATTTTTGGCGGCTGGGACTCCGCTTTGGTGACACTGGTCGTCTTTATGGCAATCGACTTTTTCACCGGCATCATCACTGCCATGATGAAAAAGTCCAAACACACAGAAAGCGGCGGACTTTCTTCCAAAGCCGGCTGGTTCGGTCTGGCGAAAAAGGTCTGCACTTTAATGCTGATCGTCGTTGCAGTTCGGATGGATATTCTGCTGAATACCAACTACATCCGGGATGCTGTCTGCATCAGCTTTTGCCTGAACGAACTGCTTTCCATCGTAGAAAATACATCGCTCATGGGGATTCCATATCCGCCTGCAATCAAAAAAGCAATTGATGTTCTGCAAACAAAAATCGGCAGAACCGAAGAAACGACCGACAAGGAGGAAAAGTAATATGACTATTTTAAGACCAGATGCAACAACGACATTTGGCGGTGTCACCGTCAACGAATATTTACTTACCAAACACAATCCCAACCACATCGATATGCCCTCTGTTTCCATGGCAGGGAAAATCATTGGTGTGACTGTTCACAACACAGACTGGATCACCGTAGCAAGCGGAACGACTCCTGCGGAACAGTACACAAGGGCGACGGTCAATAACAACATGAGGGACGTGCGAGTTCATTATTATGTGGATAACGTGTGTGCATGGCAGAATCTGCCCCACAGCCTGAGCGGCTGGCACGCCGCTGACGGTTCTGGAAACGGCAACAGAAGAACCATCGCCATTGAGTGCATTATGTCCTCTGCATACAATTCTACGGATAAGAAGTCGGAGGACAATGCAGCAAAATTGGCAGCAGCCCTTCTGAAACAGTATGGATTGGACATCAATCATCTCTACACCCATACCCACTGGCTCAATGTTCGTGACGGACGAAACGGAACGATTGACCAGCTGAACACCATGTACAATCGGTACAAAATGTGCCCTGCGTACATTTTGCCGCATTGGGCGGAGTTCAAGAAAAAGGTACAGTCTTATTTGAATGCAGGAACTTCCACTATTTCTGCACTCTCCACAAAGCAACTTTACCGGGTGAGAAAATCTTGGGCAGATGCAAAGTCGCAGCTTGGTGCGTACTCTTCTTTGGAGAATGCGAAAAAGGCGTGTAAGGCAGGATACAGCGTTTTTGACAATTCAGGCAAAGTAGTATATTTTGTTGTGAAAACCTACGCAAAAGGTACAAAGGTCACACTGAATAATGTCACCTTGTATTCGTCCAGTACTGCCAAAACTGGTACAAAGAAATCCGGAACGTACTATCTCTATGACGGACAGGTAGTGAACAACAGAATGCGTATCACAAATTCTGCTTCCAATTGCGGCAAAACGCCTGCCGGTTCTTATGTTACCGGTTGGGTTAACAAGACCGATATCTGATAATATTTCTATTCAAAATCCCGAAACGGCTCCAGTGTTAGCTGTTTCGGGAAAATTTTTAAGTGCTGACGGGAGGTATTGTATGGAACAGCAGCAAATAATGGATGAGCTGAATTATCACAGGGCACAGAAAATAACGGAAACGCTTTATCGTTCCGGTCTGATTTCCTTTGACGAATATGACAAACTGACACAAAAAAATCGCCGATCTTTCTCTCCGCTTTACGTCGACTTATTGCCGAAAACGCTTGATATATCCACGAAACAGAGTTAATATGGACACTGCGAAAGGAGGTGACTGCCTTGAAAACAGTTAGAAAAATTGAAGCGAATAAGCCGATAACGACAAATAAGCAGAAATTCCGTGTGGCTGCTTACTGCCGTGTTTCAACAGATAACGATGATCAGCTTGAAAGCCTTGAAACACAAAAAGCACATTATGAGTCATGGATCAAACTGCATTCGGAATGGGAATACGCTGGGTTATACTATGATTCAGGCATCACCGGTACAAAATCAGATGTCCGTGAAGGTTTGCAGAATCTACTGCAAGCCTGCCGTCTTGGGAGAATAGACCGTATTCTCGTGAAATCTATCAGCCGTTTTTCAAGAAATACAACAGACTGCCTTTCCATTGTCCGTGAACTGCTCGAAATTGGCGTCACGATTTCTTTTGAAAAGGAAAATATAGACACTGGGAGTATGGAAAGTGAGCTGATACTCTCGATACTGAGTAGTATGGCAGAAGATGAATCAGCATCTATTTCTCAAAATGAAAAGTGGTCGATAAAGCGTAAGTTTCAAAGCGGCACATACAAAATGTCCTATGTTCCTTATGGATATATGAGAGATGAAAACGGAAATATGGTGATTGAAACATGGGAGGCAAATGTGATTCGCTTTATCTTTGACTTAATTTTATCCGGCAAAAGTACATATGTCATTGCGAAACTTTTAGATGCACAGCATATTCCAACGAGAAAGGGCGGAAAATGGAGTGGGTCAACCGTTCGTGACATTGTAGTCAATGAAAAATATGTCGGCGATGCATTGTTTCAGAAAACCTATACTGATGATAACTTTCACAGGCATACAAACCATGGTGAAGTCGGAACATATCTTGTTTCTGATCACCATGAACCTATTGTAAGCCGGGAGGTCTTTGAAAAAGCAAATGCACTTATCAGACAGCGGGCAGCGGAAAAGGGTGTCATCAAAGGCAGCGACAAATATCAGAAACGTTATGCCTTTTCAGGAAAAATTGTCTGCGGAGTGTGCGGCAGAAACTTTAAACGCAGGATTCACAACGGTGGAGCTGAGATTGCCTGGACATGTGCTGCACATATTGAGGACGCTAAAAAATGCTTCGTAAAATATGTGCGTGATGATGTACTGAAAGTTGCCTTTGTAACCATGCTGAACAAACTTATATTCAGCAGAAAACTAATCCTGAAACCTTTACTGTGCAGTCTTAAATCTGATAGCAGTGATGAAAATGTTCATAGAATGCAGGAATTACAAAAACAGTTAGAGACAAACACTGAAAGGAGAAATACATTCCGCTGGCTTCGCTCACAGGAAATTATTGATACCGTAATGTACAATCAGGAGATGAATCTGCTAAAAAAACAAGCAGAAGATTACCGTAACGAAATATCCCGATTAAGTCAGTATACTACAGGTGAAGCTGCCGGTATTGCAGAATTGGAACATCTGCTTCGATTTACTGAAAGTACGGCGTCTGTTCAGGAATTTAGTGATGCGTTGTTCCTTGCGTTTGTTGACCACATTATTGTTTATGACCGAAACTATGTAGGTTTCAAACTGAAATGCGGTCTGACGCTGAAGGAGGTGATCTGATGGGACATACACCATACGGCTACAGGATAGAGAATGGTATGGCTGTCATAAATCCGGATGAAGCAGGACATGTCAGACAGATTTTCCATAACTACATTGAGGGTATGAGTCTGTCAGAAGCAGCAAAGGCGGCAGGGCATCCTATGGTTCACAGCATGGTCAGACGAATGCTAAGCAGAGAATGTTATCTTGGAGATAGTTTTTACCCTAGGATTATTGATAAGGAAACCTTCGCCAAAGCAAATGCTGAATGGAACCGCCGGGCTGCTGAGATGAACCGAATCGGGAGAACAAGAAAAAAGATTCCCCAGCCTCAGACAAAATTCACAATGGGACAGCAGAATTTTCATTATGATGATCCTGTTCAGCAAGCAGAGTATCTTTACAGTCTTATAGAAAGTAAGGTGACATAAATGCCAAAAGTAACAACGATTCCTCCGAAAAAGCATATCGGTAATCTGGCAAAAGCCAAAGAAGTAAAGAAAATCCGTGTGGCAGCCTACTGCCGAGTATCTACGGACACTGAAGAACAGGCTACCAGTTATCAGACCCAGATCGAACATTACGAGGAGATTATCAGTAAAAATCCGGAATGGATATTTGCCGGAATCTATGCAGATGATGGTATTAGTGCAACCTCAACGAAAAACAGAGAGGAATTTAATAAAATGATACAGGACTGTATGGACGGAAAGATCGATATGATCATCACCAAATCCATCAGCCGATTTGCCAGAAATACTGTGGATTGCCTGAACTATATACGACAGCTTAAGGCACAGAACATTCCGATCTACTTTGAAAAAGAGTCTATCAACACAATGGATGCTAAAGGCGAGGTTCTGATTACCATTATGGCATCACTGGCACAGCAGGAATCTGAATCTCTGAGTCAGAATGTCAAGCTGGGAATGCAGTATCGTTTTCAGCAAGGCAAAGTAATGGTCAATGCAAGATGTTTCCTAGGCTACGATAAGGACGAGAACGGACATCTGGTTATCAATCCAGAACAGGCAGAGGTAGTTAAACGAATTTACCGTGAATATCTGGAGGGAGCAAGCTGTCAGCAGATCGCAAGGGGACTGGAACATGATGGGGTTCTTACTGCACGGGGAAACAAAAGATGGCATGATAGTGCCATTCGATTGATTCTGGAAAATGAAAAGTATATGGGAGATGCTCTTCTGCAAAAAACATATACTGTGGATTTTCTCCGAAAAAAGCGAATCAAAAACAACGGGGAAATGCCACAGTATTATGTAGAAGACGATCACGAAGCCATTATCCCAAAAGAGTTATTCCTGAAGGTACAGGAAGAAATCGCAAGACGAGGTTCGCAAGTTGACTGTATGGGGAGGCGGCGAGGTTTCAGTTCTAAGCACTGCTTTACGAATCTGATGTACTGTGCCGAGTGTGGAGAGCCGTTCCGCAGAGTGCATTGGAATAATCGTGGCTGCAAGTCTATCGTGTGGCGCTGCACTTCAAGGTTGGATAAAAAGGGTGAGTGTCATGCACGAACAATTTATGAGGATGTATTGAAGCAAGCCTTTGTCACAGCTTTAAATCAGCTTATTGGCAGCAGTATGGAGCTTGGCATTCTACAGGAAAACATCGCAGAGGTTCTTCGCATGGGCAGTCCAGATTCAGCAGAGAATATTCAGGCACAGCTGGATGAACTTCAGCGCCAGTTGATTGAAAGGGCAAGCCGGCGAGAGGACTATGATGACATATCACAGGAAATATTCCGGCTTCGGGAACAGAAGGAGAAAGCAATGATGGACGATGTATCCCGAAGTGACTACTTTGAACGCATCAAGGAATTGCAGGATTTCATTATATCGCAACCCAGCGGTATTACTGAGTTTGATGAAACACTGGTGAAGCATCTGCTGTCGAAAGTCACAGTGTTTGAAGAAAAACTGGTATTTGAATTCAAATCGGGAGTGAGTGTTGAAGTTGAAAACTGAATATGTGTATTATCCCCTCTGCTGGTGAAGCTATATTTCACTGGTGGAGGGAATTTACTGTGGAGGGGATTTTTTGTGTTTATACGGAAATAGGAATTGAAAAAAGAGAAAGTGTGTGGTATAATAAATAAGTAGAGCTTTGTTTATGAGCTAATGACAAATGACATTTAGTTTTAGAAAACTACCACTAATCTTAAAGTAATATATAGAACGTAGCGTTGGAAAAATTGAAAGGTGGATTTTATGAATTTAGATTCTGAATTACAGGATAAGCTTGATACTCCAGTTAAATCTTTTGAAGTTGCATTCAGGTCGTATGTATCAACTGCAATTATCACAGCATATCCTTTAGAAGACTCTTTAAAAAATGAGATTGTTAATAGGAGCAACAAACTAAAAGAATCAAAAGCCATTTTCTCTGGGAAATTCTCTTCGGAGATTAAAAGTATTCTTGGTGGAAGAGAATGGAAAAGTTTTTGGGACAATATTGTATTTGCTAAAGATTGTTATGATAAGCGCAAACATGACGAAAACCACGATGTGAATTTTGTTAGTCAGATATTACTAATGACATATATTTTTCAAGACATATTCCAGACATTGATCCTACAATTTACTTCTCCTTCTGCGTATTTATCTTATTCTCAAAAATATTATGAAGTGCGAAATGGTTTATCGCATAGAGCTTCTTCAATTATAGATGATACAGATGCTAAAGGTTGCTTGATTTTTATCAAAAATGCATCCGAATTAATATCTTCAGATTATTATTGGTATTGTAGTAAAACTAAAATTGATAAAATGGTTGACGAATATTACCAATTATTAAATGCAGGGGCATTATCAATTGATAATCTTGACACCGCACCGTTTCCAAGTAATAAAATAGTGTGCAGAGAACCTGAAATCTCAGATCTATTTAAATATGTATGTGCATGGGATGGAACTAAAAAACTAAGAAATAAAAAACATATAATATGCATTTCTGGATATGGTGGAATTGGAAAGACCTCATTGGTTTTAGAATTTGTTCTGCAACTCCTAAGTAAAATGAAACAAAACGAATATTTGGGATTTCGTCCGAGCTTTATTCTTTTTTATTCTGCAAAAGAACAAATGCTTGACATAAATGAGGAAACTGGGTCTATAAAGAAAAAAAGACTAAAAAGCCAGTTTCATGGCTTAGATACATTTAAAGCACTTCTTTTTAATGATTTAGAAATATCAGATTTTAATGACTATTGGAAAACAGAAGGTCTCATCATCGTTGACAATTTAGAATCATTAAATACAAATGAGCGCAAAAGAGTAGTAGACTTTTTGTATGAAGAATTGCCTTCAAGTGTTCAAGCAATAATCACAACACGAATTCCTGAAAATGATGTAGATTACTCAATGCCAATTAACGGATTTCGGAATGAAGCTGGTATCACTTTCATAAAACAGTATTCTATTCAAAATAAGTTCGATATAGATTTAACTAACGAGCAAATAGGTGCGTTGGTTAAATATTCATTTGGAAACTCTCTGGTTCTTGTGTTATCTTTAAAACGACTTATCTCAAAAAAGACTACATATAATTCAATCATAAGTGAAATGAAAAAACTTCCGAGCGATAATACCGAAAGCATCATTACACAGTTTATGTTTCAAAATACCATTAATGAGATATTAACCATATATCCGGATTGTAGTAGTTTAATAAAAAGTGTACTTTTGTGTCTTTCACTGTCTTCCGAACCATTATCTGCATCAATAATATTGGCTGCACATAAAGGAACTAATCTTATAATATCTGAAGTAGAATCAATACTCAAACTCCTTACTGAATATTTAGTAACGGATAAGGTGAATGATTGCTATATAATTAATGAATTCGCATCTAAATTCATTCTTATTAATATGATTCCTTCAATGGATGAAAGAAAAATGTGGGAGCAGAGATTAATCTCTGCCTTAAACGATAACAGAGTTAAAGCACAAAAGATTAATGAATTAAAAAAAGATAATGAGCAATTGAGACAAGTTCTAGAAGATTGGAATACAGAAGATGAGGATGCTATGACAATATATCATGCGTTTGATCTTTATACTATCAAGTATAAGATTACCTCATCTAACGCAGATTATGAGTTAGATCAGTTAAGATTGGAAGTTGAAAATATACAACATAATTTTGGAGCGCACCCTTACCTGTTTTATCAATATGCAAGGATTCTGAATGAGTTAAGGCAGGATGGGTTGATAGGAGACGACTATCAGGAATTAACTGTTCAAAATTACGAAAAATGTATAATGATAATTGATGATGTTTCTTATTCAAAAATAAAAAGTACTAAAACATATCCATCAATCTTATGGATATATTCTATATTCTTGTATGAAAGCTCAGAATATGAGAAAGCCTCAAATTATTCACTGCTCTCAATTAACAAATATAAAGAGTTAAAACTAAAAAATAAGGAATACAATGACGCTTTGGCAATATATTGTCTTGCAGAGATACAACTATATAAGCAAACTGGCAATAAACAGCATTTATTAAACGCCAAAAAACGCCGAGAAGAAATTATTAAAATGCAATATACTATATTACACGAGCATCTGGAGCGTTTGAATAAAGAATTGATTAAATATAAGCATTTACTATAAATGAGTAAACTAAGATGATTTCAAACTTAAATCGTAAAATACGTGTTTCATGTAGTTTGCCTTTTTAATGAGGTTGTCATAATAACATCAATGTCAAGACTTCAAGGCAGTTTGAAATGGTGAAGCTATAGATTATTTGCGAGAAAAGTTCAAATTGCTTATTCAATAGGGCTGTATGGGCAATTTAACGAAAATGCAAACATCAAAATCAAGGTGTCGTTGCACGTTGAGACGGTAGTACTGCTTTCCCACAAAAAGCCAGACGGACATATCAACGTAAAAGTTGAGTTTGGCGAGGGTGAGGGAAAAGTTCCGCTTGATAATATCGCTAAAAGAGCCGAAGAATATAAGCCCAAAGAACGAGTGACCTACAAAATGATAAAGGAGTACATAGAAGCTAAATACGGCTTCAAGGTACATACCGCATATATCGCAGAGGTAAAGAGAGATTTAGGCTTGCCAATGTACGATGCTCTTAATGCGGTAGAGGAATTGAAACAGCCGAGGAAGCATCCGACAGCAGAGAAAGTGGAAGCCATAAAGGATGCGTTGAAGCATTTTGAAATAATCTAAATATATATATCTGATACCATTTTATAACCGTTTGTTCAAGCTTTGAGCAGGCGGTTATTTGGCTATCTGGATTTTTAGAACTATCGAAAAAGAAGAAAAGATTGTATAATATATGTGGAGCAAGTGAAAATGTGTAAAAAAGCTATCTTTATATTATAGAGGAGAATGTAGAGTAAATATGGGATTTTCAAAAAATGATTTTGAAAAAGTAGATTTGCGGATTAAAAAAATAACAGAACAGACTGTTGAGCAAATAGAAATAGATTCAGAATTACCTCCAACAATAGAGCAATTAGAAGATAATAATAGAACCTACTCTATCATGGCAGCCATACTATTTATTGATATTCGTAAGTCAACATACTTAACGGAAAATAGCCAAGCAAAAAGTATGGTTAAAATATATCGCTCATTTATGAGAATGGCAGTTGATTGTGTTAGAAAAAATGGAGGAGTTACAAGACAATTTCTGGGTGACAGAATTATGGGTGTATTTATTGACTCTGCTGATGAAAACGGGAATATCGTGGACAGTGCAGCAGATAAAGCAATTAATGCGGCAAGAAGTTTACAGACTGTGATTGATTATAGCTTGAATAAATATTTGAAAACTAATGTTAATGGGAAAGTTATTGAATGTGGTATTGGAATTGATTATGGAAAGGTTCTTGTAACTCAGGTTGGTATGTATGGTCTGGAAAGTGATGAAAATAGAGAGAACGAAGTAGATTGTGTATGGGTTGGTAATACAACAAATTATGCAAGCAAATATTCAGACATAGCATCTGGGGGAGAAATATTTATTTCAGATAATGTTTTCAAGCAAATGTCAGATGAGTATAGGGAAGTTTTTGTAAAATCAGCAAAATATAAAGGAACAAAGTTATTCCAAGGCTATGTGACAAAGGATTACTATTTGGAGTTCTCAGAGGATTTAGGAAAAACAATCAAAATAGATGAAGATACAGCAGTAGAGTCGGATACATTTGCAGGATTGGCGGATGGCATTAGAGAAATCGAGAGATTAATAAATAGTCTGGTTCAACGAGAACGGGACTTAGCTATTTTAGAAGAAAGATTGAAGAAAGAAAATGATGAATTAAAGAGAAGGTTTTCGAATGAAAAAAACGAAAAAAATAAGGCGATAAATGAAAGGGAAAAAGCGAAAGAACAGCTACAAGCGGAAATTGAGACTACATATTCTTTTGTCAAAAAAATAATAAGTGGGTCTTTTTGTAGACAACTTGAATATATCGATAATATTGGTATTAATAGATGGTTAGATATAGATGAATTTTACCATGAATTAGGAAAGAAGCAAGGATATGATGAAGATATAATAAATGATAGTGTTTTTGAATTTATTGAGATATATGCTTACTTTGGGCGATATCGTGCGTCATATAGATATATGGTAAGTATGGCAAAGGAAAATGATACATGGGTATATATAAATGAATCGACTTTTAAATGGGCATGTAAACAGAATCTAGGTTGGCAAGTTATTGATGCAATGGAGAATAGCCTTAAAAATAATAAAATACGATATGAACATATAAAAGATTATGAAGAAAAAATTTGTAAATTGAAGAAAATAAGGGGATTTTAAATTATGGCACAGAATGATAATCAACAGCAGGAAAATAGAGCGTTTAAAAAAGAAGATGCTTATGAAATACTGGGTATCATAAATACATGGATAGGAAATATGGATACCAAGGTTTCATTTGCATTAGCATTAGCAGGAGTTTTAATAGGTGTTATATTTGAAAAGGGCATGCCCAGTGCATTTGAAAGAATAACAGAGGTATCAAAACTGGCAGAACTATCTGGCGGAGAAATTATAGCAGCCATTCTGGTTGCACTGCTATATTTATCAAGCTTTATTTCTATTTTGTGTTTTATGTTATCTATTATTGCAAGAGTGAAAAATCTTAATAATGCACCATCTATTTTTTTCTTTGGCTCTATTGGAAATATGACATTGGAGAATTATAAGAGTGCCGTAAAAGATATGGACGAAAAAGAAATGATAGATGATTTAGAAGAACAGATACATACAAATTCGAAAATATGTAGTTTAAAAGCAAAATGGTATAACAAAGGGATAAGATTTTTATTGGTCACAGTTGTTCTGTGGTTTGTGTGTATGATTTTCCAGTTGTTATAATAGGAGGTAAGAGTATATGGAATCAAAAAAAGAAAGTTCTTATACATATAAGGTTGAAGATAGTGCAAGTAGAATGGATGATATATTAGATGCAGATGACAATGATTATCAAGACAATGAAAATAGTATACCTGCACGAAATAAATTGACTTATAAAAATGGATATTATGTAAATGTCACAGCACTTTTTATTGATATTGTAGATTCGTCCAAATTAACAGATGGTCATAAAAGACCTACACTAGCCAAAATGTATCGTGCTTTTTTATCAGAATGTGTTGAAATAATGAATTCATGGGAAATGTGTAAAGAAATTAATATAAATGGTGATTGTGTTTGGGGAGTTTTTGAAACTCCTAAAAAATCGGATGTTGATAATGTCATTTCTGTGGCTGCTCAGTTAAATAGCATGATTAAAATTTTAAATTATAAATTAAAGAAAAAAAGTATGATATTTTATCAGTCGGGATAGGAATTGATGATGGAAGAGCCTTAATGGTAAAAGCGGGATACTCTGGAAGTGGGATTAATGATGTTATTTGGATGGGAGATGTTGTAAATACTGCTTGTCATTTAGCAAATAAAGCAGGAAGAGGAATAAGAAATAAAATAGTTGTAACGGAACAAATATACAATAATTTAAATGATAGTCACAAAAAGTTATTATCTGAATTTGTTGATGGAGAAACCACACTATATGAAGGTGATATTATTAGAAAGAATATGGATAAATGGTACAACGAAAATTGTAAGTAGAAGTTATCATGCAGTAGTTGGTATGGATAGCAGCACAGGCAGCTATCGCAAATAGGTAGGAGTTCTCTTTCCTTTGAATTGCCACTTAGTTTCGAGCAGGCAGCAGCCTATCGAAAGGCTAACAGACAGTATGTAAGGAAAAATCAGTGGAGAGATACCACTGTAAGGGCATTCATAGACCTTGATTAACAGTTAAATATGATAAGCGTATCATTAGAAATAGTGGTACGCTTATTTTTTGTCCCTTTTTGTAGATTTGTCCTTTCCCTTGCTTTCAAATATAATGAAGCTAAAAATGAAGCTAAAGATGTGGAGGTGTGCTTATGAGAGAGAAATTTAATCATCTGTATTTGGATAGCCACGAAAGAAAACTTTTGATACATAGCCTTGTAGAGTTAAAAAATCAGCTCATTCAGCAAGGCAGATATACGGATTGTATTGACGAGCTTATTTTTAAGGTCATAAATGCACCGACCAAGAGAATGAAAATTGAATATGTCTAAGGCAAATTTCAAAGCCGCTTATTCTTATTGATTTTAAGAGTAGGCGGCTTTTTTGCGTTCTCTGGTACTGTTTACATAGCCACCTTGACAAAGTGGCTAAATCTATGTGAAAGGAGGACGCATCTATGTCAAATTGCAAAGTGATTGCTCTGACTAACCAGAAAGGCGGTGTCGGAAAAACAACCACAGCGGTCAATCTGGGCGTAAGTCTGGTGCAACAGGGTAAAAAAGTCCTGCTGATTGATGCCGATGCACAGGCAAATCTCACGATGGCTCTGGGTTATAACAGACCAGACGATATTCCCATAACGCTCTCTACTGTGATGCAGAACATCATAGACGATAAAACGCTTGATGTTTCACAGGGTATTATCCACCACAGAGAGGGCGTTGACCTGCTTCCGTCAAACATTGAGCTGTCGGGCTTTGAGGTAAGGCTAATCAATGCAATGAGCCGTGAGAGTGTGCTGAAAACCTATGTCAATGAGGTTAAAAAGAATTACGATTATGTGCTTATTGATTGTATGCCGAGCTTAGGTATGATAACCATCAATGCTCTGGCGGCGGCTGACAGCGTGATTATCCCTACACAGCCCCACTATCTCTCGGCTAAAGGTCTGGAGCTTTTACTTCGTTCCGTATCAATGGTCAAGCGGCAAATCAACCCCAAGCTGCGGATAGACGGTATCTTAATGACTATGGTAATGCCCCGTACCAACATTTCTAAGGAAATTACGGCAACGGTCAAAGGTGCATACGGTAAGAAAATCAAGGTATTTGATACCGAGATACCTCATTCTATCCGTGCGGTGGAAGCTACCGCAGAAGGCAAAAGTATCTTTGCCTACGACAAAAGCGGCAAGGTTGCCGCAGCCTATGAGCAGTTCGGAAAGGAGGTGGCAGAGATTGGCGAGAAACAGAGAAACCAAAATCGAGCTGACCGCATACGATGACCTTTTTCAGACGGACGAAAGCCGTGAGGAAGCAAAGCTAAGCAAGATACGGGATATTCCCATATCGGAGATTGACGAGTTTCCAGACCACCCGTTCAAGGTTTTAATGGACGAAGATATGGAGCAGCTTGTCGAGAGTATCAAGCGAAACGGTGTAATGACCCCTGCGACAGTTCGCTTAAAAGAGGACGGACGGTATGAGCTTATCAGCGGTCACAGGCGAAAAAAGGCTTGTGAACTTGCGGGGTTTGAAACGCTGAAATGCGAGGTTAAAGAGCTTACCCGTGACGAAGCCATTATTGTGATGGTGGAAAGTAATCTCCAACGCTCCGTTATTCTACCAAGTGAAAAAGCCTTTGCGTATAAAATGCGGTTGGAAGCTATGAAACGACAAGGTGAAAGAAGTGATTTAACTTCGTCCCCAATGGGGACAAAGTTGAGGAGTGATGCTGAACTTGCCGAAAAGGTTGGAGAAAGCCGCAATCAAATTCAGAGGTATATCCGTCTAACGGAGCTTGTACCCGAAATCCTGCAAATGGTAGATGAAAGGCAGATTGCATTCCGTCCTGCGGTTGAAATTTCCTATCTGACCGAGGAACAGCAATACACCCTGCTTGAAGCAATGGAGTACAACGATGCTACCCCGTCATTGGCACAGGCTATCAAAATGAAGAAGTATAACCAAGACGGTAAACTCACTTCCGAGGTTATCCAGTCTATTATGGAGGAAGAAAAGCCCAACCAGAAGGAAAAACCTGCTTTCCGTGACGAGAGGATAACCAAGCTCATTCCCAAGACTGTTCCCAGAGGGCAGGAAACGGATTTTGTTGTCAAGGCGTTGGAGTTTTATAATCGACACTTGCAGCGGAACAAGGCTCACGAGAGATAGCCACACACCGAGGGCGAGGTCTGCCTTTTTGAGTGGATAGCCATTATTTTGGCTTCCCCCTCTCCACACCCAATGTCATTAACTTAACATCTAGCCAAGCGAGCTAAAATCTGCTAAAATAAAGAAGGGTGAAGATAATGAAAGCAGAAACAAGGTTCATACGGCAAATAC